AGAATCCTCTAAATAATATACCATCCAAGGCCTAACCACATCTTCTTCATTAATACGGTCAATTACTTCTTCTCTTAAATATGGACAAGGGCCACTAAATTGCGTTTCAGTATATTCAGTTTCTTCTGAATTTTCAACTTCACGCAAAAGTCCAATTGGATCAGGTAAAAATAGTAGTGTTCCATTAGGAATAACTACATCATATGGTGTTAATAAATAACGTAAAGTTTGCGTGTTATCCTACTTATATCTTTCAAAAGTAGCCGAAATGAGCCGAGGTTCTACCTCGGCCCTTTCTCTATAGTTAAAATCTATACGATAAACAGACTTGAGTAGGCGCCGCGCAAATACTTCGCGTCTTTGGGTTAATATTCGTTCTTGGTAGTTGTTGCCATAACGATTAAGGCGTTTTAAATAAACGTCTTCATAATATCCCATAATATCACTTCCCTACTAATGTCATGCAATCAAAAATTGTTGAGCGAAAATACTCATATTTCAAAAATCGTAAAGTGTTTAATTTATAAAATAAAGTGTAATAGTTAATAGTTTTTTGTTCTTCAGAATACCCCATTAATTCAATCAAGATTGAATTAAGAAATTTCTCCCATTCGCCACCTTTTTCAAATTCACAGAGTAATCCATAGAGTTTATTTTTTAACTTATTATTATATGCCTCTTGTATATTCTCATGAAGATCTATCAAGATGGATCTCCAGAAAGTTTAGTATAATCCCAAGGAACATAGTGAATTGAACGATAATAAAGTGATTCAAGCTTTAAACCACGCTTACGTTCAATTTCAAGAGCGTCATATAATTTACTAAGCATATTAGCCTCAGAGAAATCCTTTTCTTCATATAATGGTTTAATACGCTCCCAAGTTAAAATTTCTCTATTTAACCATTCACACTTCATATAGGTAGATAATATTTGAATTTCTTCATTTCCAAGATCTCCAACAAAATTATCACCATCTATATCAATACTAACACGAGGGAATTTAAAATATGCACAAGCACCCGCAAGAAGTTGTTTTAAATCTTCATTAAGACCTTCTTGCTAATAGAATTCATCATCCAACATTTTTGCTAAAAAAGCATCGTATACTTTTTGTACGGGGGTACCCATTTAAAATCCCTCCCATTAGTTATTATTGTCTGCTCTATTTAATTCAATTGTTTTAATTATATCACGTTCTGTTAACTGTTTTAAAATTGTAGCTTTATCGTAATTAATAAGTTCATTATCAATCGCATAGTCTACAAGATTATTCAGTTCATTTGCACCTAATTTCATGCAAGCCTACTTAAATTCTGCAACAGGCATTACTGTAAGATAACGCTTTTTCTGTGCATCATTTAATACAATAATATTTTCAGGCTGCTTTGCATCAGGACTTTCAAGTCCAAGTTCAATTTTAGCTTCCATATCATCAATATAAAGAATACCTTTAGTAAGCATATTCCAAACGCCAACATTATATGAAAGTTCACGAAGAGTATCAAATTCGATTTGACGAATTGTACCTTTTCTTTCCCAAGTTCTTGAAAAACGAACCTGCGGATCATCAATTGCTACCATAGCATCTACTGTGCTAACTACATTAATTTTTCTATTTTCCATAATAATTCTCCTTTTTCTCCTAAAAATTTTGTTAGGGGAGAGGAGATCCCTCCCCTCCCCTTAGTTATTTAATTAAAGACCAAGACCAAAGTTTTCATTCAGTTTGTCACCCGCATATGTAGGAACAGCGGTATTGCCGGTTTCACCAATAGTAGTACCAATATAACCATTAGCATCAACATCAAGAGCAGTATTATGATATACACCCCAATTATGATAAGTTAAGATACCAACACCAATCTTTTTGTAGATATTAATCTCAATTGACTGATCAGTATTAACATAATCCCAAACCTGAGTCGCACCTTCAAATACGACTTTAACAACTTTGTCTCCGCCAGTGGGAAGAACATAAGCAAAAGCAGGATCAATGTAAACTTCTTCATTTCTTTCATCAACAAATGACTGAGGAATTTCTACAATAGGAGTACCACGGAAAATCCTAATTCTACCAGTATTATGAATATCCTCAATATCACCAGGATATACTGCAATATTAGGAGTATTGGTAGCACCAAGGCCGATAACAAAAGCATCGGGGCCCATAGCTTCAATAAATTCACCAGTAGCAAAGATAACAGCATCAGTGCCATAAGCTTTTACTGTACCAATAATTCTCTGCATAATATTTGCTTGGAATGTAGAAGTAATAGCCTTATTTCTCGCAGGCATTCTAGCACTAGCAATAGCAGCTTTGAGCGCTCTTTGAACTTCAAGGTAAACAGCTTCTTCAAGACCTTCATAAATAATTTCCATGAGTTCGTTGATATTCTCAGCGCCATCAAGGAATCTTTCAAAGTCAAGTCTTGCAGCTCCGCCAATGGCGTGTGCTCTTACTTCGAAGGTATCAGTATCAAGACGGAAGGTCTCATAAACACCAGAAAGACCAACTTGAGTAATGAATTTCTTCGCACGATTTCTGCCAAGACGGCCTCTCTTGAACATAGCTCTCTGACCTTGACCAACGGTCTGGATTTCAGCAAATTGACCAAGAACGTCAATAGCTTTCTTAGGAACGATTTCATCAGCAGTTTCAATTATAATTTCATAAAGATCATATTTATTCTTCATGAACTGATTAACTGAACCACACATATCTTTAATTTCTGCAGCATACGCAGTAGCTACATCTTCACGAGTAAAGTTTGCAGGAGCAGTACCTTTAGCAACGTGAAGAGCCATTTCTTTTAATTCTTTAATAGTTGCCATATCAATGTACCTCCTTCAATTAAGCTTTTACAATCATAATCTTGTAAGCAGGATCAATACCATTAGGACATGTTGCATTTTTGTCAACAATCTTACCAATGGGACCAGCATAATTGGTACCCGGCTTAGTATTAGTCCAATAACCATCAAGACCAGCATAGACAAGATCGTCATTATCAAGATTATCTTCTTTTACACAATTGGTAGTAAATCTATCGCCAACAGCAAGATAGCCAAGACGGGGATAAAAATCATCATAACCCATCATGTCATAAGAACTATCAGCAGGGAATAAGCAGAACTTATTTAACTGAGGAGTTCTTTCATCATACATATGCTCTGTAGAGTAATTAAGGGCATAAACATCGCCTTCTTCATCATCGGCAGTAGCAAAAGTAACATAACCATTAGCTTTATCTACTTTAAGAATCATACCAACTTCGCAAGGAGTATCGGTAGCATGAGTGCCAGTAGTGCGTTTTGCTTGGCCCGCTCTACCAAAAACATCTTTATCGAGAGGAAGCTGTGCTTCAATTCTGCCATCACGAGGAAAAGCTACCTGATTAAGTTCAAGTACAGCATAGCCTCTTCCAGCATTTAACTTTGCCATATAAATCAACCTCCATAAAATTATTTCTTATGTTTCGAGATAATTGCCTCTATACCAGTAAGAGGAGTTTCTTTTGGAACCCTGCCACCTTCACCATCGTCATCCTTGTTAAATAATGAAGGATTCGATTTAACAAGTTCAAAGGCTAAACTCTTTTCAAGCTCTTCCGCAGAAACCGCAGTTTCAGCAGAATAATTACTAATAATTTCTGGAGCAAGTTGCTCTGCATATTTATCAATAATTGCTTGTCTCTGAGCTTTTTCAATTGCTAATTTATACTCTTTTAAACCTTCAAGTTCTGCGTTAACCGCTTCAAGAGTCTGGTTAGCAGTTTCAAGTTCAGTTTTAGAGAGATTAAATTGTTCCTCAAGTTCATTCTTCTCTGTACTTAAAGTGGCAAATTCAGTTTCTTTCTCTTTAATTTTCGTCTCAAATTCAGAAACTTTTGTTTCTAAATCAGGAATCTTAGAGAAAGTTTCATCAATTTTTTCAAAACTCTCACCATTCATAGCTTTAACAACTTTTAGAGCGGCGAGTTCACTCTCAGTTACATCGAGAATATAAGTAGTTTCAAAATCACCAAGAACTACATTATCTTCGTCTTTAGTATAACTTACTCTAACATATGAATTATTCTCTAAATCATAAACAAGAGCATAGTCATCATAGACTTCACAAATCGCATACTTAAATACCCATTCCTCGCCATCTTCTGATACGGGATTTAAAAGGTTAAAAAGTTGCTCATATTTCTGTGAATCGGAGAGCTTAAAAGTAAGTTTGTTCATTTTAACGTCTCCTCCTAATTCATAGTTTTCAAAAGTTTTTTCAAGCACTTTTAATTTCTCAAAAGCTTGTTTAACTTTATCATTAAGAGTAAAGAAAGCGGCGCCTTCAAAACAAGGCTCTACTTCATCACCCAAAACCTGTAGGCCGAAAAAGCATCCATCAGTAAACTGGAAGGCTTTATGGCCTTCAATATTGATCCAAATACCTTTAATTGAGGGTGGATATAATTCCATTGATTCGGGTTTATCCAGTATTTCACCCGCCTCTTTATAAAGTGCAGTATAAATCAATACATCACAGCAAGCATACACTCTACATTGTCCATCTTCATCCAAATTCGTCTCCCAAGAAACATTAGGATTCTCGGGCACGACTCCATAAATTCTTCCTTCGGAATTAGCCATACCGTGTGTGGAATAATCTTCTTCCTCTTGTAGGTAAATTCCTTTAATTGGAGTGTATGGTAAAGTTTGTAAAAGTTTCTCTGCAAATTCATCTGTAATATAACTACCATTTCGATTTAAACCTTTATAAAAAATTCTACAACGAGCCATAGAAGTTGTTTCATTTCTTTTAGTTAAATCTCCATAAATTTGAACAGAGAAGTTTAATAGTGAATTATTCATTTATAGAACCTCCCTGTTATTCGCTATTATTACTATTATCTTTAGCTTTTTCGTTTGCTTCAGTTTTGGGACTTAATTCTGATGGATCTTTTTTCGGTCTACCGACCGATCCAGTGCCATCTCCGCTTTGAGTGTATGAAGACGAAAGTGGGATTAGCATTTCACCAAGTTCCAAAACGTCATTTTCTAATTCTTTTAATCCAGAAAGTTCTCTCTAAGAAACTCCCATAGCAATAGCAGGTAATAAGTAACTATATCCCGATTGCGCGAGCTTAAACATTTCATCGGTATAATCGTTTTCAGTATAAATGCTTACTGGTAACATTTTATACTTAAATACGACATTTGTATTTCCATAAAACTTATTAATTGCTGTAGTAATAAAATTTTCAATCTTATGACCTAAAATCATCATCATAGCAATGTCATTTTTTATGGAAAACAAAAGAGTTAAATTACTTGTAGATGCAAACAATTCAACACTAACACCAACTTGTCCATAAACATTTTTCAACATTTTGTCTAAGTTAGTAGTAACATTATCATTAGATGTTTTAGAAACAATCGCATCTACATCACCATAAGTGGTCATTACACTTACATTGCCATTGCCTTTCAGCATATTAACTGCACCTTTATGCATTAATGCAACTTCTTCGGGTTCAAATAATAATTGACCATCATTTAAATGCGGTATTTTTTGAACTATAATCTTACGAATTTCTTCAAGATCTCTTGCCTTTTCGGTATCAACCGCAGTATCATAATCCATACAAGCTGGAAGAATATCTAATAAAAGCGGCCGCATAGTCTCAAAGAATGAGAAACATACAGAAATCTCAGGATCAAGGAATATCCATTTTGAAGCTAACTTACCATTTTTATATTTACGATAAGCTTTGGCAACATCTTTTGGATAGCTATTTAAAGCCTTTTTTCTACTCTCCTCATCCGTAATTGAGTCAAAATATTCCACATTAAACTCAATCAAATTATCGCCTTCGGGAGTCTTAAAACGCGATACACAATATGATGCGGGCAGAGTCATTATTGACATGGTTTTTTTATCAAATCGTTTTAAAATTCCATAATAACAACCATCAACTAAGACTCTTAAAGAAATGTCTGTGCAAATAATTGGAAGTTTCATTTGATCTACATATTCTACTGCACCAAAATATTTTTTTTTGATATGATCGGTGGAGAGACGATTACCATAAGTTGGGGTCGGAATTACTATACCAACATATTTTAGCAAAGTAGCATAATAGATAATGATCCTTCTATATAAGCAGTCTTTCTCAAAAAAATTTCTCGAAAGAGCTAACTGCTAATCTAAATTACCGCTTTCAATTATTTTTTTAACTTCTTCTAAAGTATAGTCTTTAATTTTATCAACCTAGCGATTAATACTATATTTCCCTTTATAAGCGGTATCATTAAGGGCAATCATATTGTTAAGAGCTTCTGTAAATTTAGTCAAATCTCTTTTTTCCATTTATCAAAGCCCTCCAGTAAAAAATATTAGTTGACGTTCGCCGACTTTACTACGTCGATTACGTTTCTATAAGTCTTCTTCCATTTCTTTAATTCTCCATAATCCATATTCAAAAGAAGAAAATTTATCTTTGGGAATTGCAGTATTAATTTTTTCAAGAGCTATTTCATTTGTAATACCTGTCTTTTTTAATCGTAAATTACAAATTTCTTGAATTAAAGAAGAAGTCATTTTATGCGGCATTAATCTTTCAACTCTCTAATACGCACTCATTTTCTGTCCAGTTTTTGTAGCAAGTAATTCAGCTTTTGCTTGCTGCTCAGAAATCAAAAAATTTACAAGTCCTTTTGCAACACGAGTATATGCATTGCTATGCATATTAGAATTAATTTTAGCATTAGCTTTAATACCATATAAAATCTTAGGAGCATTTTTAGGCTAAATCTTTAAATAATTT